CGGATCGGGCCGCATCTTCCCAATCTCGGAAGAGGACATCAGCATCCCGGCGCGCATCTTCCCGCGCGAGTTCGCACGCATACGCGGCCTGGACTTCGGATGGGATCACCCGTTCGCCTGCGTCGAGCTGGTGCACGATCGCGACGAGGACGTGCTCTATGTCACCAAGTGCCACAAGCAAAGACAATCAACGCCGATCATCCATGCCGCAACTATTCGCGCATGGGGGAATGAATGGGTACCTATCGCGTGGCCCCACGACGGTCTTGTCTCCGACAAGGGGAGCGGCATGGAGCTGGCTACGCAGTATCGCGCGCAGCATCTCAACATGCTCCCCGAAAGGGCGACTTTCCTCGATGGCGGCTCCGGCGTCGAAGCCGGATTGATGGAAATGCTCGGTCGCATGCAGACCGGGCGGTTGAAAGTCTTCGCGCACTGCAACGAATGGTTCGAGGAGTTCCGGCTCTATCACCGCAAGGAAGGCAAGGTCGTCAAGGAGTTCGATGACCTGATGGCGGCGACGAGATACGCGATAATGATGCTCCGCTACGCGACGACAGAGGCGATCAAGCGACCGCGCGCTCGTCCTGCAGGCAGCTGGCAGGCGGCCTAGTATCGAGGCATTACGTCGAGCGCGCGACCGCCGAGCGCGATAATCCCCCACGGAGGCGACCATGACACTAGGTCTTTGCTTCTGGATACTGATGCTGATCTGGCTGGTGTTCAATCTGACTTGGCACTACGGCGTGATTGGCAGCTATGGACCTGTCGGCAGCGCGCTGCTGCTGTTCGTATTATTCCTGTTGCTCGGATGGCAAGTCTTCGGACCGCCACTGCACCGATGAGCAATCTCCCGCGCGATACCTATCGACAACATCTCTATCCGCGACTGCGCGGATACGATGTTGGCGCTGACGGCGAGGTGACGGTGCATCTCAGTCTGGGGCTTCCTTGCTGCGGCCTGGATTTGCTTGTTGAGCATCCGCCGACCATGACGGCGCTAGAGCTTTACCAGATTGCAGGCGAGTTCCTGGCGATGCGGCAGAAGGTGCGCGAGCTGCCCGCATTCAACTCCTGCGCCTTGCCCGCTGTGTCATGACCGTCCAGATGGACCGGCAAACCAAGCTCGCTTTCAGCGTGCTCGGCGCGCTGATCCTGTTCATCGTCACGCTGTGGCTCTACGGCACGTTTAGCGGTTGGTACGAATGAACACGCTCCGCAATCTCGGTGCAGCGCCAGGACCGACGCTCGCCAGCACCGGACAACGCTATCGTGAGCTGCCCGCAGCGACGTTCGATGAACGCTTCGGCCCCTACAACGTCGGCCCGCGCAGCGACGAGGACATCCTGCGCATGTTCATCGAGCAGGAGCAGCTGCAGCGCCGCGACCCTAACGTCATCAGGCCGGGGACGCCGTCCTGGCCCTTTGGCTACACGCAGACATAGCGCATGCCTGTCCCCAGCTGGCTCTACGGTAACACGCTCGGCAACATCGGTGCAGCTGCAGGCACCTTCCCCGCGCCGCCGGTCTTCCGCACGCTCGGCGACATCGGCAACCGCGGTGAACCCACCGCACCCTATATCGGTGCTCTCGGCCCGCGCAGCGTCACCGGGCCAGGGCGTGGCTCGCCAGGAGGCCCCCCCATCCAGGCGCGCGACGCCCCCTCCCTCATGCTAACCCGCGAGCGGCTGCAACGCGCCCTGGATGACAATCCGGGGCTGCAGGCCACGCTGGCCCGCAATCGCTCCGCAGAGATCGGACCACAGGCCTCGGCTGAAAAGAGAGCTTGGTACGATGCCCTGGTCCTCGATCGTGCCGCCGCTCGCGGGGAGCCGCTCGACTACACGCTCACCAACCGGGCGTACTTCCCGGCGACCACCACCGGCTATCGCGGCGCAGTCGGCAACTACGCCACCGATCCGGCCCTGTTCGCGGGTGCCAACCCGGCCAACTTCGCCACCGGCAACGCATCCCGAGATCCCATCACCGGGCGTCAGGTGGGCTTCGGCGGCGGCCCGCAGACCACATCGATCGGCGAAGGCAGCAACCCGGAGCGCGGCGGCATCGAACGCCAAGACCTCCCCTACGCCCGCGCTGTCGGCTACACCGGCCCCGACACCACGCCGATCGGCGTCGCTGGGCCGCTCGGCATGAACGCCACCGACCTGACATCCGGTGGCTGGAACACCACCGTCGCTGCACCGGCCCCAGGAGCCCCTGCGGAGGCCGTGGGCTACACCCGCCCCGAGCTGGCGGCCCGAGGTGGCACCACCGATCCCGCCGAGCTGGTGCGCAAGGATGACGGTCTGGCGAGCGCGCTGGGACGGTTCTTCGCCAACCTCGACTTTAAGCCCGCAACACCGGCCAAGGCCGCGCCGCTCGGCTTCGGCACCGCACCGCAGTTCCGGTTCTCGCCGGTAGGTCAGAGGCGCTGATGCCTAACATCACACTGGACAGTCTGGGCAGCGCCGCCGAGGTCGCACGCAAAAACCGCGAACGTGGCAGCAATCCGCTTGCCAACATTCTGGAAGCACTCGGCAGCTATCCTGGGCTGGTGTCCGCAGCTCAATCCTTCGGCGTTCCCGCCCAGGCCATCCGAGGCATGGATCAGGGCATGCAGCCTCTATTCGAGGAAGCCGGAAAGCTCCAGCACTACGGCGAACCCTACTTCAATGCGGGACCATCGACGCAGGCTGCGCTTGGCGCAACCGTTGCACCAATGGTGGGACCGGCAGAGACATTGGCAACACTCGGCTCCGGCGCAATACGCCGAGCCAGACCGGGGATTGGACATAACAACCCGCCGGTTGATGCACCGTTCCCACAGTTCGCCGAGCAGTATCCCGCAATGGGTCCAGGCACTTGGGTGGAGCAAACCGATCCAAAGAAGCTCGCAAAAGGTGACATCGGATATACCGAGAAGACGCTGACGCCCGAGGCAAAGCAGTTTGCCAAGGCGCGCGAGAAAATAATGAAGGACATGAATGAGAAGGGCTACACGCCTTACTTCGATCCAGCAAAGCGCACCTACGTTGATCCCGCGAATTATCCTGCGGCTAATGTCGACACGTCGACGCTCGGACCATCAAAGCTCGACACCGTTGTCGAATACATGAAGACGATCGGCTCGCCCGAAACCAGCAAGGCGCTAGAGGCGGCTTACAAGCGCGGCGGCGAGCTGGGCAACGCCGATCACTGGTATGCGATGGGCCAACTGGAAGCAGAGTACATCAAAGAGCTGGGACCGCAGGCGGGCCGCAAAGCATTCTTGGATGAGTTTGCCGTGCCGATGGCAGCAACGACATCGGGCAACAATCCATCCCAGAATTTCCTAATGGGTCAATATCTGGAACACCTGCGCAAGACCGACCAACCAATGCCGTTTGGCGGCTACCAGCTCCCGGTCACGGTGGGTGGTCGTCGCGTGGCAAGTAATCTGGAAACGTATGAGCCGATGCGTGCAGGCGGCGGCTACACCTATCTCGGCAAGGATCAGCCGAAGATGCACAACTTCGTACGCTCGTTTCTCGGCGATCTAAGTCACCCCGTAATGGACGAGCAGATGGCGGGCGGCATGCTCGCGCACGCCACCGATCCGAAGTTCGCTGATCGCGCGCGCAAGGGTGCATTCGGATTGCTGGAAGCGCCGGTCACCGCATTGGCGAAGCGTTTGGGCATCCAGCCAGGGAATGTTCAGGACGTGGCCTGGGCGGGCTTCAAGAACGAAGCAGGCGGCCCAATGATCAAGGTGATCAACGACGTGATAGAGCGGACCCACCGGCTGACCGGCATGCCGCGCGAGGAGATCGTGCGACGCGGATTGGTGCGTAAGGAAATCCCGGTTTATTCGGGAGCCGCTCCGGTGCCGACGTTGTCCAACCTGGGCGACAACAATCAGTGATCAGGGCGGCGTAGCGTCCCATCCGTAGGGATCGTGCTGTTCCCAGATGCCGCCCGCCTCTTCGTACTTGTAACGCAGACCGTTCAGCACGCGATCGAGCATAGCGATCTCGCTATCGCTTGCGTCTTTCTTGCGCGCGACCAGGGCGACGATAACTGCTTCGAGCTGCTCTTCGGTCATGCCGCGATTGTACCATACAGGAAACCTGAACCGCAAGGGAGCCACCAATGGCCGACGAGCCCGAACGACACCGCACCTCCGCGCCTGTCCCGTTGCCGACCGACGAGCAGTTCACGCCAGGACGCGAACCCGACCACGAGGCTCATCCGCCCGAGGATGAGTTCTGGGAAAACATCATGTTCGAGGAAAACAGCTACAAGCTCGAACACTACCGCGCCTCGGCGCAGCAGATGGCGAACGACTGGGGTTGCAGCGTGCTGCTGCACTTCTACGCGCTGCCATCCTATCAGCGCACCAACGGCGTGATGATGGCGGCGTTCATCCCCGCCGACGAAGGCAAGGCCAAAGCGCCGACGCCACCCGCGCGCTCCGCGCCGTCGCCCACCACCCAGTCCAAGAACAACGCCAAGCGGTGATAGATGGCCTACCGTAGACGCAGGAAACGGGCGCGCAAAGAAACCGCGTCCGAAGCTGCCGAGAACGAAAGCGCGTCGGAAAAAAGAGCGGATGAACCGGCAGAGCAGACGCAGGACGATCGCGTTCCCGCCGGTCAACAGGACTTGCCGCCGGAAGGAGCCGACGCCGAAGACCTCGACGCCGTTCACGACGAGGCGTGCGAACGCTACGAGCAAGCCTGGGAGAAGGATCGGCAGAACCAGCGCGACGCCTACGACGATCTGCGCTTCCTGTCCGAGGAAGATGCGCAGTGGGACGGTGCCGCCCTGGCGGAACGCAAGGACAGCAACCGCCCGGTGCTCACCGTCAACAAAGTCCCGCAGTTCATCCGTCAGGTCACGGGTGATATCCGCCAGCTGCGGCCCAGCATCCACGTCGTGCCGATCGACGAGAAGGCCGACGACATGCTGTCGACCGATGTGCTGCCCGAGATGGTCAGGTACATCGAGCGGCGCAGTGACGCCAAGGCCTCGTACTTCTCTGCCGCCGATCAGATGGTTTCCGCAGGCATCGGCCACTGCCGGGTGTTCACCGAATACGCCGCAGCCACCACAGCAAACCAAGAGATCGGCATCACGCTGATACAAGACGGCATCGCCGTCGTGTGGGATCCCGACGCCATCCATCCAACGCGCAAGGACGCCAACTATTGCTTCGTGCCGATCGACATGAACCGCAAGGCCGCCGAGGCGCGCTGGAAGGGACGCAAGTTCGACACGCCGCTGCTAGGTGAAAGCTGGACCGGATGGTTCACCGACGACAGCATCCGCATCACCGAATACTGGCGCAAGGTGCCGAAGGAGCGCGAGCTGGCGGTCTATCCCAACGGCCAGATCGTCGACCTCACCGACGACGAATACGACCCGCAGGCGGATGAGGACATCGGCTACGACGGCGACGTGCCCTACGATCAGACTGCCGAATACGGTCCCGATCAGGAAGACAAGCCCGACAAGGACGAGGCCGACTACCGCCCAGGCGAGGGCGAGCGCCGCTGCGGCGGCTGCACCATGTTCCAGGCCCCGAGCCACTGCACCGCAATCCAAGACCCGGTGCGCGCCGACATGCTGTGCGATTATTTCGAGCCGTTCGATCTGCTCGGCAATCTCGGCGAGAACGTCATTCCGTTTCCCGTGCGCCCGCAGCTCTCTCCCGACATGGGACCGAAGCGAGCGGATGCCATCGCAGGCGGCGCACGCATCGAGAAGCGCGACAGCTATTGCATCCAGCGTTTCGTGATGTCGGCAGGCGAAATCCTCGACGGTCCCGACGAGTGGCCGGGGATGCATATCCCAATCGTTCCGTTCCTCGGCGAGGAGATCAAGATCGGTCGCCAGATCGTGCGTCGCGGTGTCGTGCGCAATCTCAAGGATGTGCAGCGGCTATTCAACTACGCGATCAGCGCAGATGCGGAAGCGGTTGCGCTGCAGCCCAAGGCTCCGTTCAAGGGCACGCGCGTCAACTTCGAAAAGTATCTCGATCAGTGGGAAACGGCGAACACTAGAAATTGGCCGTTTCTGGAGTACGACCCAGACCCCTTAAACGGCGGTCGACCACCCGAGCGCGAGCCGCCGCCGGTTGCCAGCCAGGGCATCAAGGAGCTGCTCAACGTCGCCACCACCGAGATGTCCGCAGTCACCGGCATCTACCCGTCATCGCTCGGCGCACCCGCGCAGGAGACATCGGGCAAGGCGATCGTCGCGAGGCAGAGAGAAGGAGACACGGGTACCTTCGTCTATATCGAGAGCTTCGGTCGCGCGATCGAGCGCATCGGCCAGATCATTGTCGACCTGATCCCGCACATCTATGACAACGAGCGCTCGCTGCGCGTGATCGGCGACGACGGCAAGATGTCGAAGATCGACATCAACAAGGCGATTGTCGACCCCAACGGTGATGGCATCGCCACCGTGCTGATGAACGACCTCACCACCGGCAGCTATCAGGTGTCGGTCGAGATGGGGCCGAGCTATTCCACCAAGCGCGAAGAAGCGCGCGAGGGCATCCAGACATTGATGCAGGCGCTCGGCCCGCAGTCCGCACCGTTGTTGGCGGATTTGTTTGTGCAGGGCCAGGACTTCCCGCTCGCCGATCGCATCGCCAAGCGCATGCGTCTGCTGCTGCCGCCCAACGTGCAGAAGCTCGAAGCTGCGCAGTCGGGCGAGCCGCCGCCCCCGCAACCTCCACCCCCGCCGCCGCCGCCCGAGGTGTTGCTCAAGCGAGCGGAACTGCAGCAGGCGCAACAGGAGCTGCAGGGCAAAGCCGAGATCGAGAAGATGTCGCTGGAGGTCGAGCGGATCAAGATGCAGACCGCGATGATCCTGGCGCAGACCGAGCTGCAGAAGGCGCAGCTCGCCAACCAGAGCATCGAGCTGGGCCACGCCGCCAAGCAGCGCGAAACCGAAACGCAGCACGCCGCGAAGATGGAGCAGACCACAACGCAGCATGCCGCCAGGATGGAGCAAACCGAAACCGCCGCCGCCGCCAAGATACAGCAGACCGAGCTGGCGCACGCCGCCAAGATGGAGCAGCTGCGCGCCAAGCCAGCACCGGGAGGTGAGGGTGGCTGATCCAGAAGAAGACTACTATCGCCGTCTGGAAGAAGAGTACGACCAGCCGAGGCGCGTTCGCAGGTTCTTCGCGCGCAGGCCCAGGCTGCTGCGGGCCAACCTC